TGGAATGCCGCGATCCTGGGCGCGTTCTACGCGCTTGAGATGGCGCAGGTGCGTGCGGAGGGCCGCATCATCGAGATCGAGGCGATCGAAGGCGAGCCTGTTCACCGGGCGTGGGACCTTGGCATGACCGACGACACCTCGATCTGGTGGTTTCAGGTCGTCGGGCAGCAGGTGTTCGTGCTCGACCATCACGCGACCAGCGGCGCCGGCCTGGAGCAGTGGCGCGATCTGATCGTGGAGCGCGCGAACCAGCACGGCTGGCGCCACGGGCAAGACTTCGTCCCGCATGATGCCAAGGTGAAGGAGCTGGGCACCGGGCGCACGCGTGTTGAGACGATGAAGCAGCTCGGGCTCGACCCGATCCTGGTGCCGCTGGCGAGCATCGAGGACGGCCGCAATGCGGTGCGCAGGACGCTGCCGCTGTGTGTTTTCCACCCACGCACCGAGGACACCGGCATTGCTGCGCTGGAGCAGTACCGCAGGGAATGGGACGACGAGAAGAAGGCCTACCGCGCCAACGCGGTGCACGACTGGACCAGCCATCCGGCCGACAGCTTCCGCTACCTGTGCATGAGCTGGCGTCCGGCGCTCGCCAGGCAGCCGCGTCCGCGTGTGCAGCTGCCGAGCGGCTGGGTGATCCCGCCGCCGCCCGAGGTGATCCGGGGAGGGCTGCGGCTGTGATCCCCGACAACTGGCACGAGGACGATCGGCTGGAACGCTGGATGGCGGTGAACGGTGTCACGCACATGGGCTGGCGTGAACTCGCGGACGGCACGGCGCGGATCACCTACCTGCGCGCCGATGGCAGCGAGGTGATCCCGGCGCAGTCATACGGCTACGACGACAAGCTGACGCCCTACACCGACGTCGAGGGGCACGCATGACCAAGCCCATCCTCTGCCTCGACTTCGACGGCGTGCTGCACAGCTACACGAGCGGCTGGCAGGGCGCCGTCATCATCTCCGATCCGCCGGTGCCGGGTGCGATCGAGTTTCTGCGCGAGGCGGTGAAGCACTTCACCGTGTGCATCTACTCGACGCGCTCGAACAGCGTCGATGGCATCTACGCGATGAAGGGCTGGCTCGAACAGCACGGCGCAGGCGAGCCGCTGATGGATGAACTGCACTTCCCGGACGAAAAACCGCCGGCGTTCGTCACGCTCGATGATCGCGCGATCACGTTCGACGGCAGATGGCCGGCGATCGAGACGCTGCTTGCGTTCAAGCCATGGTTCAAGCGGGAGGCCGCATGAAGTCTGATCAGCAGATCGCCGCCGAGCGCGCGACCTGGGAGCGCACGCATAAGCGCGACCAGCCGCGCCGGCCGCATCGCATGTTGCAGATGCCGCCCGAGCGGAAGGCGCGGATGCGTGTCCATTGCGCCTACACCGCGCTGCTCAGAGTGCCGCACGACACGCCAACGCGCGACAACATCCAGCCTGCGCTCGCCTGCCTGCGCGACGAGCTGGCGCGCCTGATGGGCAAGGACCCGCAGCTCATCCAGGACGCCTACGAGACAGAGACGCTCGCATGAAGGCCAAGCACATCAAGCGTCGCGCCATTCCGAAGAAGGGCCTGCCGAAGCCGAAGCGGCATTGGCGCATGCAGCGCGCCGCGACGCGCAAGCACATGACCTACACGACGCGCACGCGCGTGCGTCCGACCGCGGAGGATTGATGGGCGCGATCGAGCAGACCGGCAAGGTTGCCTCAGGCGTGGTCGATGGCCTGAAGCAGCAGCCGCTCGCGCTCGCGCTGGTCGTCGTGAACGTCCTCTATCTCGCCGCTGGCGGCTGGTTTCTGTCCTCGATCGGCGATCGTGCCGCGCACCGCGACACGCTGATCGAGAAGCTTGCGGCGCGCGAATGCCCGAGGGGTGAGTGATGGCTGACGACACCGTCGCCGACAAGCCGATCAAGTCGGATGACATCCGCGAGGATGACATCGAGTTCGATCCGTCGCTGGAGCCGAAGAAGAGCAAGGCCTGGCTCAACCTGCTGCAGGCGAGCGAGGACGCGTTCGAGGATTGGAACGATCGCTGCGACAACATCGAGCGGCTCTACGGCAATCTGCAGCAGCTCGCCAGCAATGCGCGCGACAAGCAGTTCCAGATGTTCTGGGCGAACTGCGAGGTGATCAAGCCGGCGATCTACGCGACGCCGCCGGAGCCGGTGGTGGTGACCAAGTTTCACGATCGTCGTCCGGTCTACGAGGCCGCGGCGGAGTTTCTCGAACGCTGCTGCAGCGTGTCGTTCGACCTGACGCGCATCCAGGACCTGATGCTGCTGGTGCGCGACGATCTCGCGATCATTGGCCGCGGCGTGCCGTGGTGCCGCTATGAGAGCGGCAAGGGCGTGAACGGCGGCAGCTACTACGACAGCGAGCGCGTGTGCATCGACTTCAAGCACCGCAAGGACTTCCTGCACTCGCTGTCGCGCAACTGGCGCGAGGTGACCTGGGTCGCGGCGGCAAGCCACATGACGCGCAGCGAGGCGCGCAAGCGCTTCAGGAAGACCAGCGGCGACGCCTACAAGGAGGCCGACTATCGCGTCGATCGCGACACCAAGGACGTCGGCGGCACCGACGATCGTGAGCGCGCGAAGTTTTGGGAAATCTGGGACCGCACCAACCGCCGCGTCGTGTGGGTCGCCGAGGGCGTCGACGTCATCCTCGACGAGGACGATCCGCACCTCGATCTCTCCGACTACTTCCCGTGCCCGCGTCCGTCCTACGGCACGCTGCAGCGTAACTCGCTGGTGCCGGTGCCCGACGTGATGCAGTACAAGGATCAGCTCGATGAGCTGAACCTGCTGACCGGCCGCATCCATGCGCTCTCCGATGCGCTGGAGGCGAAGGGCTTCTATCCCGCCGGCTCGACCGAGATCAGCGATGCGGTGCAGGCCGCCGTGATGACCAAGACGCCCGGCCGCATGCTGGTGCCGATCTCGAACTGGGCGGCGTTCGGCGGCAGCAAGGAGGTGATCATCTGGCTGCCGATCGACATGATCGCGCAGACCGTGACGCAGCTGGTGCAGCTGCGCCAGCAAATCATCCAGGACATCTACCAGATCATGGGCCTGAGCGACATCATGCGCGGCGCGACCGACCCGCGCGAGACGATGGGCGCGCAGCAGCTCAAGAGCGAGTACGGCACCTCGCGCATTCGCGACAAGCAGGACGAGATGGTGCGCCTCGCGCGTGACCTCGTGTGCATCTCGGCCGAGATCATGCTCGACAAGTTTGACCCGGTCACGCTGATCGAGATGAGCCAGACCCAGCTGCCAACCGAGCAGATGAAGCAGCAGGCGCTCGCCATGATGCAGCAGCAGCAGGCGCAGCAGCAGCAACAGCTGCAGCAGACGGTGCAGCAGGTTCAATCGAACCCGCAGCTGCAGCAGCAGCTGCAGCAGAACCCGCAGGCCACGCAACAGGCGATGCAGGGCATCCAGCAGCTGCAGCAGACCGGCCAGATGTCGCTGCAGCAGATCATGCAGAAGCCGACGATCGAGCAGGTGCTGAAGTTCTTGCGCGACAACCGCGCGCGCTCGTTCACGCTCGACATCGAGACCGACTCCACGATCCGCGCCGACGAGAACACCGAGAAGCAGCGCACCGCCGAGTTCGTCGGCGTGTTCGCGCAGCTCTTGCCGCAGCTCGTGCAGATGATGCAGATCGAGCCGCAGACCGCCGACTTCTGCGCTTCGGTGCTGAAGTTTGCGACCGCGCCGTATCGCGCCGGCCGCAGCCTCAACTCCTCGATCGACAACCTCGCCGACCTGATGACGCAGAAGGCGAACCAGCCGCAGGGCCAGGACCCGAACAGCGCGCAGGCGCAGGCCGCGATCCAGATCGAGCAGATGAAGGATCAGCGCGAGCGCGAGAAGAACCAGAGCCAGGCGCAGCTCGACGCCGCCGAGCTGCAGATGAAGGACCGGCACGCGCAGATGAAGATCGCGAGCGACGAGAAGATCGCGTTCGCACAGCTGCAGCAGCGCCAGGGCGAGGACGACGCGAAGGCGCAGGCCATCAACCTCAAGGCCATGGGTCAGCGCGAGGAGCATCAGGCGAACATGGCCGAGATCGCCGCCAACGTGCAGCTGACGCAGCAGAAGGGGCAGATACAGCAGCAGCAGGCATTCGCCCGGCAGCAAGACTTCCAGCGCCGCGCCGACGAGCGTCGCGCGATGCAGCAGTTCAAGATGACGCAGCCGCAGCGTCCGCCAGGTGGTGGAGGCCTGCCGCCATGAGCTGGCGTGACAGCATCGTGCGGGCGTTGATGGGCAAGGCCGAGCCGATCGCGGCCGCCGCGCCCTACGCCCCGGCGCGCGCTGTCCCCTACTTCGACCTGGCGAAGCGCCCGCAACTCACGCCGCAGGCCGATGCCGCGTCGGCGCTCGCCGAGCGCTACATGAACCCGGCGGCTGCCGAGCAGGGTCTCTATGGCGCAATCGGCGAGGAGGCAAACTGGGCGAACCGGGTGAGGACCGGCGAGCAGCCGAACGTCGTCAAGGGTCAGTACGAGATGTGGCAGCCGGCCGATCCCGTCGCCGACACCGCGCATCTCGGCAGCACGATCCAGCAGTACCAGGACGCGCTGCGCTTCCTGCAGAACAGCCAGCCGATCAGCTCCTATGGGGTGCAGTGATGGGCTGGCGCGACAGCATCGCGAAGACGATCAGCGAAGGCATCCGGGCGTATCACTCGTCGCCGCATGACTTCAGCAAGGTTGATCTCGGCAAGATCGGCAGTGGCCAGGGCGCGGCGTCGTTTGGCAAGGGGTTCTACGCGGCCGAGAACCCGGCTGTGAGCGGCCAGGGTGGCACGTATTGGGACGAGTTTCTGCATAAGTTTCCGTCAGCCGAGCAGGAGGCTGCGACGCACCTGCGCGACTTTAATTTTAATCGCGACGCTGCCATCGCAGACACGCAGCAAAAGCTTGCGAGTTGGCAGCAGAACCTCGCCGACGCAAAAGCTGGCACCGGTGTTTGGAGTCTGCCCATGGCCGAGAAAATGGTCACGGGGCACCAGGACATTCTCAACCGATTGCAGAGCGGACAGCCGATCGGCCCGCGCACTTACGAGCTGAACATCCGCGCGACGCCGGATCAGTTTCTCGACTGGGACAAGCCGCTCAGCGCGCAGCCGAACATCCAGGACGCGCTCTACATGCATCTGCTCGATCGCATGGGCCGGCGCGCAGCGAACAGCGAGATTGAGCTGATGGAGCGCGCGCAAGGCATGCCGCTCTACACGTCCTTCGGCAAAGACCAGTATGATATGCGCGGCGCCAGCCAGGCGCTGCTCGACCAGGGCATTGTCGGCAACCGTTATCTCGACGCGGGTTCGCGCACCATCGATCCGGCTGCACGCGAGGTCGAGTGGCAGATCAGCGCCATCCAGGATGCACAACGTCTCGGCGGGGCGTCACCGCATCAATTGGAGATGCTTCCGCAATTGCAAGCGCGCTTGGCGGAACTTAACGCCACGCCGACCACCAGCAACTACGTGATCTTCGATCCCGGCATTGTCGACATCGTGAAGAAGTACGGCATCCCCGGCATCGCGACTGGCGGCGGCGTCATGGGCGCAAGCGCGGCGCAGGATCAGTACGACGGAGCGCAGCAATGAGCATGCGCGAGCAGATCGCAAAGGCGGCGCTCGACGCGTTCCGGCGCGCGGCTGGTCGCGAGCCGCTGCCTGGTCTGCCGGTCAAGCCGCAGCCGATGGAAGGCGCGATGTTTCAGCCCGGCCCGGTCGGTGCGGTGCATGACGTCACCGACACCTACATGGCCGGCAAAAACTTCGGGCAGCCGTTCCCGAGCAAGTACATGCCGATCGACAAGTCTGCCGCCGCGCGCGTCGCCGAGGTGTACGACGCGCTGCCGATGTACGACCCGAATGCGCTCGCCTCCTACGACGCGATGATCCGCGAGACGCTCGCGCAGTACCAGGCGATGAAGAACGCTGGCGTGAAGATCACGCCGCTCGACAGCGCAGGCTACGGCGCGATGTATCCCGGCGAGAACCCGCGCGCCGTCGTCAGGGACATCGCCGACAATCAGCACATGGGCGTCTTCAAGAGCGATGCCGGCTTCGGCACCGGCAACGCGGCGGAGCATCCGCTGCTCTCGCAGTCGGGCATCGTGGAAGCCGGCTACCCGATGACGAACAACGATATCTTCCGCGCCGTTCACGACTACTACGGCCACGCCAAGGAGGGCTTCGGCTTCCGCGCTGCCGGCGAGGACAACGCGTTTCGCTCGCACGCCGCGATGTACTCGCCGATCGCGCGGCCCGCGATGGCGACCGAGACGCGCGGGCAGAACAGCTGGCTGAACTACGGCCCCTATGGCGACTTCAATCGCACTGCGGGTCAGCTCGACACGATCTATGCGCCGCAGAAGGTCGTGACGATGCCCGACTGGGTGATGAAGTACATGGTGCCTGGCGCGATCGGCACCGGCGCGATGGGCGCGATCGCGGCGCAAGATCAGTACGACGGCGGTGACGGAGCGCAGCAATGACCGATGACGCGCTGTACGATCCGTTTACCGGCATGCAGCTCCCCGGCGCGATGCCGCAGGATCGGCCGGTCAGCATCAACGAGGCTTACGGCATGGCCGGACAGGCCATGCCCTACATGGGCGGCCTCGCCAGCATGGGTGATTACGATTGGCGTCAGCCGTCGCGCATGACCGGATACCAGGCCTACGACCAGCTCGCCCGCGAGCGCGCCGAGCGCGCCGCTGATCCGCTCAACCGCGCCGCGCTGCCGAATGCGACGCTGACCGAAGCCGGCATCGACGCGCCCGAGACCAACGTGCCGCTCGGCGTGCAACGTGACGTGAGCACCAATATGGCCGGTGCGATCGCGCCGCAGACGCCGCTCGATTGGGCGATGCTCGCGACCGGCGGTGTGCCTGGCTGGGTTGCGAAGGGCACGCTGCTCGGGCTCGGCGCTGCGTTTGATCCGGGTGAGGCCGAAGCCGGCACCGGCAACTTCGCCAGGCGCGGTTTCAACGCGCTGCGCGACGCGACCAAGATGGGCGAGCTGGCAGGTGTCGAGAACTACGTGCCGATGTGGATGCACGATGTTGGCGGGGGAGGCTTCCGTCCGATCCTGCCCGGCGACACGCGCGTGTCGACGCGCTTCCCGACCGGCGTCGGTGCGATCCAGGACCCGCTCGCGCAGCATCTCTCGATTGGCCTCCCTGAGATGCAGGCGTCGCCTGGCTTTACGACCAACATGGCGGCGGTCAGGCAATATCCCGGCTTCGGCTTTCTCAAGGATATGAATGATGCCGATGCGGCGCGCGCCTACGTGCAGCGCATGGCCGACAACATGCGTTACCTGTACGAGGCCTCGCCTGACGTGATGAAGGAGCGCTCCCCGATCTGGTACGAGGGCGCGCACAACATCGCTGATGCGTTCGCGCAGCGCTGGGGCGTGCCGCGGCCGGCGGCGTCCGCTGGCTTGGCTTCGCTCTCACCGCAGAAGGAATGGTTCTCGAACGCGTCGCTCGGCGAACGCGTCGGCGACATCATGACCAGCGCTGCGGCCGGCAAGAAGATGACGAGCGACATGATCGAGTATGCGGCGCGTCGTGCCCAGGAGACGGGCTCGAAAGCATCGCCGTTCTGGACCAGCCCTGACACGATCGCGGACGTGCGGCGCATTGCCAGAAAGAGCCTCGATCAGCTCGATAACCCGACCGATAAGGCACTGTGGATCAGGCTCTACGACGAGACGTACAACCCGCGCGGCTTCCGCACGATCTCGCCCGAAGGCGGCTTCGGTGACTTCGTGCTGACCGGCGAGGGCCGGCCGTCGAAGGTTGCGTGGGGTTCGCTCGGCGAGATAGGCAAGGCGGTGCAGTCGCTCGAAAGCGGCGGCAACATGAACGTTATCTCGCCGATCCTTGGGCTGAAACACAAGGTGCGCAATTTTTACAACAACATCGAGAACCCCTGGGACCCGCGTTTCGGCGACGTCACCGGCGACACGCACGCAGTCGGAGCTGGTCAGCTCCGCGCGGTGTCGCAGAACACGCCGGCCGTCGAGCACAACCTCGCGACCGGGTCCGGCTTCAGCTCGTCCTCGTTGACCGGCGCGCAGGGCACCTACGGGCTGCTCGCCGATGCGACGCGCCAAACGGCTGCCCAGCTCGGCATGCTGCCGCGCGCTGCGCAGTCGGCGACCTGGGAGCCGATCCGCGAACTCTTTCCACGGGAATGGAAAACCGCTACAAATGTCCAGAAAGTTGACGACATCTGGCGGAGCTATGACCGTGGCGAAATCTCACTCGACGCAGCACGCAAGGCAATCTTTGAAGCGTCGCCTGGAGGCGGAGTTGGCGTTCCTTCGTGGGCACGACCTGGTGCTCAATTCACTCCTGCAGCGCGAGGGTCCACATACCGCTGAGCGTTACATCCGCATGAACTGGGGCGCGTTGCCCGAGGAGATCGATCCAGAGGATCGGCACATCATCAACGTGCTGAAGGAGTACGAGAAGGTCGCCTGACCTTTGCCGGCTCCTCCAGCGAACAGGAGGAGCCCGATGGCCCAGAGCGCACTGACCGTCACGCCGCCGAACCCGACGCCGCCGACCAACTTTGCCTGCACCGGCGTGACCGGGCCGAACCCGCCCAACTTCACGCGGCAGACCTACAACGATCCGAAGAACTGGGGCACCGGCACGCCGTCGTTTCCGCCGCCCTACTTCGATGACGGCACCGCGCAGGCGACGATGGCGTTCGTGGCGAACACCGCGGCGCTCGCGTCGGGCACCTCCGCTGCGGACAATGCCGGCGGCACCGCGGGTGCGGGCGCGGGCGGCACCGGCGTGAACAGCACCGCCGGCACCTATCCTGGCACTGGCGCCGGCAGCGGCAGCCCGCCGACGACGGTCAACAACGTCGGCCTGGTCCCGGCGAGCGCAAGCGCCGCGCACGAGGGCGCCGGCAGCGAGACGGTGGTGACGCAGACCTACAACGCGGCCGTCCTGGTGCCGGGCGTGGCGGCGAGCTATCAGCCGACCGGCCAGACGCCGGCCTGGGCGGCGGGCGCGGCGGGCGGCCCGATGCGGACGTTCTCCGATGAGGGCAACTACACGACCACGCCGAACCAGAGCCACGCGTCGAGCCTGTCGCCGGCAACCAACCCGGCGCTCGCGTCGATCTCGCCGACCACCGCGGTGTCGGGCGCGTCGGGCACCGACACCATCACCTGCACCGGCACCAACTTCACCCGGCAGAGCGTCGTCTATCGCGACGGCATCGCAATGCCGACGACCTATGTGTCGGCCACCTCGCTCACCGCGGTGGTGACGAAGCGTGCGACCGCGGGTGCGTCCACCATCACGGTCCTCACCGGCGGTGTCGTCACGACCGCCGGCCAGACCCTGACCTACTCGTGAGGCATCGATGACGCGCACCACCCAGGTCTTCCCGCTCAGCATCAATGAGCCGCCCGACCCGGCCAATCTGGTGCCGGTGATCGACGCGCTCGAACCGGCGAGCTGTGCGGTCGGCGATCCCGACTTCACGCTCGTCGTGCGCGGCACCGGCTTTGTGCAGCAGGTGACCGCGATCCACTTCGCCGGCAACGATGAGCCGACGACATTCAACGAGACCGATCACTCGCTCTCGACCATCGTCAAGCCGTCGCTCTGGACCGAGCCGGTGGTCGTGCAGTGCTCGGTCCACAATGGCGAGCTGACGTCCAATTCGGTCGATTTCACGTTCGAGCAAGCAGCGACAAGATCGGACGACAGGAAAAATGTTTCACATGAAACAGGAGGACGACATGGCCACGCCAGTGGTCACGGTGGCAGCGGGCGGCATACCCGTCGTTGACGTCACCTCGATCGCGCCGAAGACCGGCATGCCGGTGACGGAGGCCGCGAACGGTCTCGGTGTTGCGGTGACGAAGGTCGTCGGCAAGCCCGGCTTGCCGGTGGTCTACGCAACGACGCCGCCGTGATCTTCGGAGGCGGGATATTTCGCACAGGCGAGCGTTGGCGTCAGTGAAACAAAAGAGGTCCGGTCGGTTCCCGCCACCCGTCAGACGGGGCTCATGTGCCGTAATCGGATCGACCAACGCACAAGGATCAACGATGGTTGAGCTGATCGAGATCGAGCGTGGCAGATGGCGGGTGAAGCGCAAAACCGCACCAGCGGCCCGCGCTGCATTGCCATGCCCCTATCTGATCTCGGACGAGATGCCGCCGATCGAGCAGGTTGACGGTCGGTTCTACACCAGCAAGGCCGCCTTTCGTGCGGTCGGCAAAGCGCTCGGCCTCACCGAGGTCGGGAACGAGAAGCCGAAGCAGAAGACGACGCGCAGCACCGATGCTCCAGCGGTGAAGAAGCAGCGCCGTGAGGCGCTGCAGCGCGCGGTTGCGCGATACAAGGCGGGTGAGCGTGCCAAGTAAGTCACCAGAGCAGAAGAAGCTGATGCGCGCGGTGGCGCACAACGCCGAGTTCGCGGAAGAGGTCGGCATCCCGCAGTCTGTCGGGCGCGAGTTTTATGAGGCCGACAAGCGCAAGGCGCGGCGCGACAGCATCGCGCGCGCAATCGCGAAGGTTCGAGGGAGCTGAGCATGTCTGACGTTACCGTTGCGCCGAATGCGGCGCCCCCGCCCACGAACGAGGCGGTGATCGAGCAGAACCCGACAAGCGCGCCGCAGCCGATCGGCAGCCAGGCGCCGCAGAAGCCGACCGGCAACGTCGAGGGCTCGCCGCACCGGCCGCAGTCGCGCCGCGAGGCGATCCAGGCGGCGTTCGACAAGGCGAACACGGCCGAGCGGCGCGAGCAGACCAAGCCGAAGCAGGCGCGTATCGGCGACAACCACCCGCCCGAGGAGACGCCGAAGGAGGCGCCGAAGCCGCTCGATCTGCGCAAGCGGCCGACCGCGCAGCAGCAGCCGCGCGATCGCGGCGAGCATGGACACTTTGCGCCGCGCCAGGACAACGAGACACAGGCACAGGCCGCGCAGCGTCAGAACGCAGCGGCGCAGGCACAGCAGCGCGGGCAGCAGCAGCGCTATGTTCAGCTCCCCGAGGGCACGCCGTTTCGCGACCCGCCGCAGCGCATGACCCATGCCGCGAAGGCGGATTGGCACAAGGTGCCCGAGAGCGTGCGTGGTGATGTTCATCGCGGCCTGCAGGAGTTCGGCAACGCGTACCGCCAGTACCGCGCCGACCACGAGCTGGTGAACACGATCCGGCCCTATGCGCAGATGGCGCAGCAGCACGGCACGACGCTGCAGCGCGCGCTCTCGAACTACGTCAACATGGAGCACAAGCTGCGCAATGACGTGATCGGCGGGCTCGACGTCATCGTGAACAACCTCAACCTTCGCACGCCCGACGGCCGGCGGCTCGGCCTGCGCGACGTCGCCTACCACATTCTCAATCAGTCGCCCGAGCAGCATCAGCTCGTCCAGGCGCAGAATGCGCAGACCGCGCAGCGCTATCAGATCGGCCAGCTGCACCAGATTGTGAACGACCTTGCGCAATCGCATAGGCAGATGCAGTATGAGCGTCAGTTCAGTTACACGCGTTCCGCGCTCGATCGCTACGCCGACGACGGCCGCCACCCGCGGTTTGACGAGCTGGGCGATCTGATCGAGCAGGAGATCAAGGCCGGATACGACCTTGAGACTGCGTACCGCCGGGCCGAGCTGCTTCGGCCGGCAACACGAGCGGCTCAGACCCGCAACGGCACCGATCGTTCGATCCACGGCGCGCCCGATGCTGGCCCCTCAAACGGGACATCGCGGCGAGGCAATGGGAAGGACAAGCCTGTCGGTCGACGCGAGGCGATCGCAAACGCGATCAAGCGCGTGAACGGCTCGCTTTAAGCACGGCGGCTCAGACCCGCACTCCACGACGGCTCAGACCCGTACTCACCGCGACGGCGCGCGTGTGCGCGACGGCGCACGTTCTGAACCAATGCTCTGTGGAGCGGCATCATGCCGAACATCAACACCAACGCTGCATACCAGCAGATTTTGTCGATGGCGCTGGAAGACCGGTCATCGAGCTACCAGGACCTTGTGTCGAACAACAACGCGATGCTCGCCGTGATGCGCCGCAAAGGCATGTGGCAGACCTACAGCGGGCCGCGCATTCGCCAGACGCTCCAGGTCGGCAAGCAGACGGCGCAGTGGTACAGCGGCTACGACCAGCTGCTCAATCCTGCGATCGACCTGTTCAATGACGCATACTACGACCCGAAGATGTGCGTGGTGCCGATCATCCTGTCGATGCAGGAAATCTTGAACAACGAAGGCGACGCCCAGCTGATGGACGTCTACGACAGCTACATCGACGCTGCCGAGCGCGCGCTCGAAGACACCATGGATGCCGGCATCTACAGCGACGGCACGGCGAACGGCGGCAAGCAGATCACCGGCCTTGCCACCGCGATCCCGATCGCCAACACGTCGGGCACCTACGGCGGCATCGATCGCGGCACCGCCGTGATCTGGCGCACGCAGACGTTCGATGCGCAGTCGTACAACACCGCGATCGGCACGCAGGTGAACTCGACCACGGTGCGGCCGTTCCTCAACGCGATCATGACCCGGCAATCGCGTGGTCGCGACTACGCCGATCTGCTGATCATGTCGCCCGAGCACTACGCCGCATACGACGCGGCAACGGTCGCGATCCAGCGGCAGACCAACGAGACGTCGCTCGGCCAGCTCGGCTTCTCGGCGCTCGAATATATCGGCGGCGGCAAGCGTGCCGAGATCGTGCTCGACGGCGGCATTGGCAGCAACATGCCGGCGAACACCACGTTCGGTATCAACACCGACACGTGGCGCATGCGCTATCACCCCAATCGCAACTTCGACAAGCTGTTTGACGGTGATGGTCAGATGCCGATCGACAAGGACGCGATCGCGCAGTTCATTGGCTTCATGGGCGAGCTGACGCTCACGAACCCGCTGTTCAACTGGCGCTTCTACGACTCGAACCCGGCGACGTGATCTCGACCATCCTGACGCGTCGACGGTCAGGGGCTGCCTGCACACCGGCAATGCTGGCAGCCCCGCTCACAACGGAGAACAGCATGGCGCTTAATCCACGCGATCCCGACGAAGCGCTCGTCGCGATCTTCAAGAACTACGCGATCCCGAACGAGGCGAAGAGCGCCGCGGCGGGACGCCTCGTGTGCGACGACGTCGAGATGTGCGAGATCAGGTTTCCCGGCCGGCGTGATTGGCAGCCGTTCCCGGCGACGGCGTTCTCGCACTGGACGACCGATCTCAACACCGGTGGCCAGCGCAAGGTCACCTACGCCGAGCGCTTCCCGCGCCAGTACCGGCAGTTCAAGGAGCAGGCTGTGCAGACAAAGTCTGGCACGCCGCTCACGCACGCACCGTTCCTCACCGAGGCGCGCCGCGCCGAGCTGCGCGCGCTGAACATCTACACGGTCGAGGCACTCGCGCAGCTCGACGGTCAGGAGCTGAAGAACCTTGGCGCTGGCGGCCGCGACCTGAAGAACGCCGCGCAGGAATACATGGAGGAGACGAAGCAGCGCGGCATCAGCCTCCAGGCCGAGCAGGAGCTGGTCGCATTGCGCGCGCGCAACCAGGTGCTTGAAGACGACAACGCGGCACTCAAGCAGAAAGCGCTGATCAACGGCAGCGCTGAGTTCGATGACATGTCGGACGAGCAGCTGCGCGACTTCATCAAGACGCATAGCGGTCACACGCCGCAGGGCAACCTCAATCGCAAGACGCTGCTGCGGATGGCAACGGACGTGAAGCCGAAGGCGAACTGATGTCGCTGCTGTCGGTGGTGAAGGATGTATGCGCGGTGGTTGGGGTCACGATCCCGACCTCCGTGTTCGCGTCGATTACCGGCAATCGCACGATGCAGGAGATGCTCGCGCTCGCCAACGAGATGGCGCAGCGCATCGCTTACGACACGCGTGAGTTTCGGCAGATGAAGACGCAGATGACGTTCACCGGCGACGGCGTCACGACTGCGTACAATCTGCCGGCCAACTATTTGCGCATGCTGCTCACCGGCAACGTGTGGCGCTCGACATCCGCGCTGCAGCCGATGCAGTTCATCCCCGAGATCGATCGCTGGAACCAGCGGCGCATCCTCAACCTCTCCGACGCCTGGGGCGAGTGGACGCTGCTCGGAAATCAGATTTTGTTCGACGCGCCGATGGCGGCCGCGGTCGGCTCGACGCCGGCCGTGACGGCGAGGTTTCCCTATCTCGATCGCAATTGTGTTGTGCTCAATGCCGGCGGCATGGGCGCGACGTTCGTCAACGACGCGGACAGCTTCCGCCTGGACGAGCGGTTGTTGAAGTTGGGAATGATTTGGCAATGGAAGGCGAACAAGGGTTCGCCTTACGCCGAGGACATGGGCACGTATAGCGACGCGCTGCAGATGGCGCTCGGTGCCGACAAGCCGGCGCCGATCATCATCGATCGCGTGCCTTCGTCCGCGACGATCCCGACCAGCATCGCGATGGTCTGGCCTCCCGGCTGGGGGAGCGTGACGCGATGAGCAATCACGCCGCGTTCCGCCGCCAGCCGGTGCCACAGCAGTACGCGCAGAACCTCGCGCTGACGACGATCCCGGCGCCGACGCGCGGCATCATCCAGCATGAGAACGACGCGTTCATGGGGCCGGGCGCTGCGATCGTTCAGGACAACTGGTTCCCGACAATGAAGGGCAGCAAGCTGCGCGGTGGTTGCCAGCGCTGGTGTACGTTGCCCGAGACGACGGCGGTGATCTCCGGGTTCGAGTACGTCACCGGCATCGCGTCGAAGATGTTCGCCGCCAACGCGGCCAAGCTGTACGACATCACGACCAACACGCCGGCACTGATCGTGAGCGGGCGCACGAGCGGCAACTATGCCGCCAGCCAGATCACCAACGTCGCCGGCACGCAGTTCCTGCTCGCGGTGAACGAGACCGGCGATCCGGTGCTGCGCTTCAACGGCACGAGCTGGGTCACGCTCGATCCGGCGACGATCGCAGCCTGGGTGAACAACACGGCCTATGCGATCGGCGCGCTCGCGAAGGACACGACCGACAGCTCGTATTGGCGCTGCCTGGTCGCACACACGAGCGCCGCGGCCGGCACGTTTGCTGCCGATCGCACGGCGCATCCGACGTTCTGGGCGTCGACCGCATCCGATGGCGTGTCGTGGATCACCGGGCCTGCCGGCACGCCGGTGGAGTTCGGGCACAATCTTTCCTACGTCGGCAAGTATCGCAATCGCCTGTTTTTCATTGGCACGAAGTCGATGAGCCTCTGGTACCTGCCGGTGCTCAGCGTCGGCGGTGTGTTGACCGAGATACCGTTGTCGGGCTCGTTCACCAAGGGCGGCTTCCTCAAGTTTCTGGCGAGCTGGACGATTGATGCCGGCGACGGCGTCGATGACAAGCTGGTCATCATGTCGTCGGAAGGCGAGGTCGTGATCTTCACCGGCAGCAATCCTGCAGCGACGGATGGCAGCTGGCATCAGGAAGGTCGCTTCGATCTCTCGCCGCCGCTCGGCATGAACGCGTGGTGCCAGGTCGGCGGCGATCTCCTGTTGCTGACCGTGTCGGGCATCATCCCGACGTCGCAGGCGATCACCAAGAGCGCAGGCGAACTCGAATTGGCGATGATCACGCGTTCGATCAAGCGCATGTGGCGCGATGAAGTGGACGCAAAGCGCCAGTACGCGTGGACGATGAAGAAGTGGGACGAGTATGGTGGCAACTTCATCACGCTGCCGGGCGGTGCTCCAGGTGCGCGCGTGTGTCTCGCGCAGAACAACGCAACCGGCGCGTTCGGTCGCGCGCTCGGCTGGGACGCAATGTGCTTCATGCGGCTCGGCGCCGATATGTTCTTCGGCACCCAGGACGGCAAGATCATGCAAGCCGATCGCACCGGCTACGACGATGGCGTGCCGTATGTCGCAACGCTCGTCGGTGGCTGGGAGACGTTGCAATCGGGCGGCTCCGAGGCGGTGTGGCACCAGGCGCGCGCGATCTTCGCTGCGCCGAACGGCCAGCCGTTCGTGCCGCAGATCGCCGCGACGACGGACTATATCGTGACGATCCCGCCGCCGCCGCCGGCCGGCGTCGATCCA